ACAATACTTTGTCTCATGGAAAGACTATGTAACATGGGAGAAAACAAAGCAACTTGTTAATTCCTGTGCAAACGTACCATGTGCTGTATTAAAAGCTATGTATATCAATCTTGACGCTAATCAGCCACAGCGCTTAGCTTTAGAACGAGCAGAATTTGACAAAATGAAAACTATTGGTCAAAAACTTAAGAGTGGCATATATAGTTACATTAAGGACCATACAGTTACAAAAGTAATTGTTGGTCTATTGGGACTATGTGCAACTGGACTTTTGATTACCGGAATATACAAAGTATTTAAATATTTTGTTTCTGGTTCAAAAGAAGAAGCTATGGCCAATGGTGGATCTGTTGTAAGTGACCCAAGTACAGGAAGCTTCGGCGGAGGTACACAATTCCAAAAACATATACGCGAATACAAAACTGCAGTTATGACACGAAATCAAGAGAAGGCTAAGCAAATTAGAGATGAAGTAGAAGAAGCTGGTTATAAGACACAATTTAATGAATGGGAACATGAATGGAGATCAAATGCCAGCATTAATGGTCAATACCAACAAAACAAAGAAACATTATCTGAATTAATATATCAAGCAATATATGAGAAGGATTTTATCTCTTTTGACTATTTCTGGCGAACAAATAAAGCTCTCGTTATGGATGTACTGCAAAGTAAACCCCAGGCACAAGATAACACCTTGCCAAAAGAATTATCTGCTGAAAAGATGAGCGTTCTTGAAGCTATAAGTAATAAGGTACGTAACAACTATGTACTAATTTCCAACATGAACGGAGAAAACTTAGCACTTGCCATTGGAGGGAGACGTTTTATAACTGTTTCTCATACAACACCAAAGAAAGGTTTTGAATCAATCATAACTTTTGAAACTAATGGAAGAATACAACAAGCTAAGGCTACTTGTGTAGCAATAAATAGAAGTCGTGATCTGGCAGTATATGAATGCTCTAACAAGATACCTGAATTTAAGGATATTTCTAAAATGTTCACAACCGAAGAAACAATAGCTGAATTTGAAGCAGCAACAATTGTCAAACGAAATGGGAGCCATCACACATCAATGATGTCATATTATCCTAAACTCTCAACAAAATTGAGAAATTCAAATAATAAACTGTGGGATTGTGATGAAAGAGTTGTCATAAGCTCTACAATGGGTGTACATCTACCTGATGTATTATCATTAGGTGATTGTGGAACTGTTATAATGGGCCATCGAAATAATGAGTGGTATATAATTGGAATTCATATAGGAATCCAAATAGGTTCCGTTTATTTTGCATCAATTACCAATGCAGATATAACACAAAATACAGTTCAAGCAAACTCCACTGATAATACTGGAAATTCCATATATAACCTACTTGATAAGGAAAGTTATGTTATGGACAATTACACCAAAGAAAAATTTCAGGAAGATTGGTTTGTATCCCGATATGAAAATATATCTGGTCAGGAAAAGAAGCATAACCTTGAAGTTATTGGATATAATCCAAGTTTAAGGTTATACTCAAGACCAGAGAATAGAGTACGTTTTTATGAAGCTCCTTCTGAACTTAAAACTGATTACCTTCCAGCAGCAACAACATTACAATACGTTGAGGATACAAGTGACTTGGTCTCTGACAATCAAGGTAGACCAGATCCACTATGGACTCAATGTGTAAATTACACAATGACACATCAAAATTGTGGTAAGTGGGATAAGAAATTATTCACATATACACACAAACTTATGGAACAGAAAATGCTAGAGGATTTTGGAACACCAAGACAATTTACTTTACATGAAGTAATAAATGGACGTAATGAAGCCAAACAATTACCATGGACAACTTCTGCAGGATCAAAAATGAAACTCAAATATAACATCCAGACAAAAAGGCCATTGACAAACCCTGACATCCTATTTTGTGAAGAAAAACCTGGTGTCTTCAAAATTAACTTGAAAACACCAGCTGGTAGTGATTTATTAAGTGATTACCAATTGAAAAGGGATGCTATTAAAAATGGACTACCTTTTGCTATTCTTGTCAAAGATAATGCAAAAGTAGAATTAATACCATCAGAACAAGCAAAGAAGGGAAAAGTGAGGTTATACAGCGAGCTTGAGGTTTCAGATAACATGGTTCTTAAATCATTTTTCGGATATATACAAGAAAAAGGTCACGCACGTCATCTTGAAAATGATTGGCAAATTGGATATAATCCATACACTGACCCAATCATAATAATGAGAAGAATGAATGCAAAACCAGGGAGAATTATATCAAGTGATTGCAAAAGATTAGACAAAACTATTATAAAAGAAATGATAAAATCTTTTGTTTATGCAACACAAACAACATTATCTGAGAAACAGAAAATGGCATTATATAAATCACTAACATACACCATTCATAACATCAATGGTACAATTTTCTTGTTAGATCGTGGAAATGAATCAGGATCCTTTATAACTGTCATGCTTGATTGCTATGTTCTAGATTTTGCGGACACTTACATGCTATGTGATAAGTTTCAAACAATTCAACATCGCTTACCAACATTAAAAGAAGTAAGAGCATTAAGAGAACAAGTTATTCTTGGTGATGACAAACTCTCAAAATATGATCCTATGTTAGGGTTAGACTTTGAGCAATTACAACACTATTATAGCCTGTTCAACATACATTTAACACCACCCAAAACAGATGCTGAGTACTCTTTTTGTTCAAGAGATTTTATAAAGGATGAACAACCCTTTATTTATTTGCCTCGCTTAAAGAAAGAGAGTATAACGGCACGTCTGTTCTATTTTGAGAGATGGACACCTGAAATTGTAGTTCAAAATTGTGCTAGTGCTCTAGCAGAAGCTGCTTTTTGGGATTCTGACTTTTATAATAAAGTAGAAGAACTTGTTCGCTTCCGTTTAAAACAGGTTGGGCGTGAAAAAGGAATAAATTATTATCCTCAAACAACTTTTATTGATTTTTATCGTCTCTTTGTCTTAAATGAAGAGACAACACCTCTATTACAGCCAGAGGTTAAGGCTAATGCTATGAAAGAAAATTTAAATAAACTAAAACTCAAATTTATAAAAAACTTTCCAAACTTTGAAATGTCATTAACAGATTTAAATGAATATGCCCAAAGACGAAAACTCAACGTCTCCACAACGTTTACATCAAGTGGAGATCCACATTCACCTGAATGGAAGGTTGCTCTCAATATCCGAAGTGCAGATGAGACCTTCAACCACACTACTTACGCTACAGCTACTACTAAAGGACAAGCTAAAACTCAAGCAGCTGACCTAATGATGGAATTTATTCGAACAACTGAATATTCTGTAGCTGTTGTTGACCAAGAAACCGGAACCCATTTCTATCTAATGGATAATATCACTGCAAAAGTAATATCTGAAATTGCTAGAATGGGTATTGACCCAAGAAACGTAGATCTTTTGATTCATTCACCTGAACAACGCGCAATTATGGAAGACCAAAACGTAACTTGTGAAAATTCAATAATGGGTAAAGTACACTCAGAAAGAAGAGTGATTTTCGAACAACCTATCTCTGAAGCTATACCACAATCAAAAACACCTGATTTACAACCAATTATAAGGTATGCTCAAAGGTATACATATCATACTGAGTTAGTTACCTTACCTTATACAAAGAAAAGAGTTGTATTTAAGCAACCGATTTCTGAAGCTAGGCCACAATCCAAAACACCCGAATGGCAACCAATTCAAGGAAAAGATAACGAATATGTTCGAGACATTGGTGTATCAAAACCAATAATCTTGAAATTTGTGCAACATACAACTGAAGCACAACCACAAGCAGATCATGGAATTGAACCAGCAAGAATGAATCAAGCTTCCCAAGGCTTGGCCACTTCAGCTGCTGTTGATTCTGGTAATCCACAACCAACACAAGTCATACCAGCTATGACTAGCCAATCAGAACCAACAAATGCATCTGTTGAACTTGCTCCTCAAATGACTTTGCAACCAGTAGGAGCACCTAATATGGCTGGAGTTGGTGCTATAACATTTGATATCCATCGTCTAATTTATTCTCAATATTTAGACTCAGATGTTGAATTCGTAGTACCGGCTGATGCACCATCAGGAACCATTATTGCTACTATACCCTATGGACCAGAAAGCATGTTTGCTAACAAATATATTAAAGCTTTTGCAGCAATGCATGGCAGATATACTGGAGCAATGGAGTATAGAATCACTGTTATAGGTAACCCCTTGTACAGTGGTTCAATAGTGGTAGGATGGTTGCCAAGAGCACCAACAACAACAACAATTGAAATAAGTGAGATACAGAAGTACTCATATCATGCTGAAGCAACAACTTTACCATGGAACAAGTGTCACGTTTTACATGATGCAAGAAAGAATGATTTTTATCGTGAGACTGAAATAATGGGCCCTGACCCACAACCAAAGCCTGTGCTTGTAATTGCATTATTCATGTCAATTCAAAATCCATTGAAAGAAGATGCAATTGTACGAATGCGTATTGCTAGTAAATTACAAGGAGCCAATGGACCAAATCCATTTATCTTCTTTGAACCAATTGTCAGTGCTAAACCATCACGCACAACTCCTGAAACACAGGTAGTAGTTCAGAGACCTTTTGCTGAAGTATTTCCAACCACTTTAAATAGCCGAATTTACATAGCAACAGATGGTGTGAAGTATAGCGTCAATAGACCAAGAACAAATGGTATTTATTATCCAAGTTTTACAGCTGAGAATAATATTTCCTCATTTATTGGAGTGAATAGTGCAATTACACTACCGCCAACTACAGTAGGTGATGGATTTAAAACTTATATAAATGGATCAAATGGATACTACGAAGTAAAAGGTGCTTTCTTCACAGATTGGCCTACTTACTCACAAAAATTATTCCAACAATCAACAAAAGGCAACACGTATTATGGTTTAGGTACTATGATATCATCAAATGTTCCAGCAATCCATTTAGGAAAGTACATCAATTGTTTACCAATACCAGGAATGCGAAATCTGTTTACACCAATTGAAAATCGTGAAGTAAAACTAACTGAAAAACAATGGTTAAATGCTAAGGAATTAACTACCTGGCTTGATGATACACAGGCTCGAAGAGAATACAAAAGTAGAGTCTTAACTATTGTTGATCAGAATGTAATGACAACAACTTTTGAACAAAAGAACGACAGAAATCCTGTACAATATCTACGTAATGGACAACTAAATAGCACCAAAATTATAACTGAAGATGGTACAATTATCATCACACTGGGTTATTTTGAAGTCTATCTTGGTGACACAACTATACCACAACCTCAGTTACTTATGCGTAGACCAAATAAGGAAGAAATCGACAACACAATGATTGCAAAGATACCTCTAACATTAATTGATACTGGTGTCACAACTATTGGAACAACAAGAATTTTGCCAGCTGGATATCGTGCTATAAGATTGACTGAAATGGTTCCAACTTCAATAACCTATTCAGCTTTCTTTAATCAACCGACATTGACTGATAATTCTGAAGTTTTAAGATACTTTGAAAGTATTAAAGTAGGACCAACACAAGTACTGCAATTCCAATTATTAAATACTACTAGTAATAGAGTATTTGCAACCATCAGATACATTAGTGGTATGTTCGTCATCAACGTTCAAAATAATACGCCTGAATATATGGTATGTCCTTGGGTATCATCGCAGATAGCGATTATAAACAAGTTATAATTGAATCAACTCAAGTTTTCCCTGAGACAT